TCTGCCGAAAACGATAGCATCATCTGGAAACATATCTATTGATAAATCACCAGAGTCGGTGTTGTCTACTTCTTCCTGTAGATAGTTTTTAATTTTCTGTATTAGCTGATTAGCTAGGTCGTCTGGGTTATTTCTCATCTACACTTTCCTCTATATCTTGGTCTACAACATCTCCATAATCATTATCACGATTGACTCTTTGAAATGCTTCATTTTCATCTTCTGCTTTTACTTCCACAGTATAGGTAGTAGTTATTTTATATGTTTTCATCTACTTTCTCCTTTCTACAACAACCCTTTCACAGTTACAAAACATTGTCAACCCCTATGTGCAAAAAAAAAGAGCAGTCTAATTAAAGACTACCCTTTTCTATATAGGCAAGAACTCGGTCTGCAAATAGTTCATTTCTTATTAAGTGTATTTACCTAGAATTACCTAACACACCTATATTATTTTTGTTGGCATATTTTATACTCCTTGTGTCAATTCACTGAGACAGGTATAATTTTAATCATTTAGCCTGTACTGACATCCTGTGTCCTTTCATGCCTGAACCAACAAAATTTATTCTATACAGGTAACTTATCGGAAGGTAGCGATCCTTCAAGGATATTATTTAATTGACAATCCTTATCTTTCGTCAACCCTGTATAAAAACTTCTAAACTAAATCTACCTCCATTGTTTTTCCTAGATCATATGATAAAGGTTTTTCACCATACTCTCCTTCTTCTAGTCGGTAGTGATATACACCACCTAACCATTTACCAACGACATTTTTCTTGCCGTATGGTTTCTTGCGTAAAGTTCTTATTCCCGCTGATGTTCCTGTTTCAAGATAGCCAATTCTCTTTGACACTTCCTGTACAGAATGCCAATGTCCGTCTGATAATACATCAAGTATTCTTTCTGACATTCCTCTGCGTTTATGGTATTTCTTTTTTTCTTCAGTCATCATCATTATCCTTCTCTACATAAATATTAGGGTGATCTGCTCTGACTATATCTTTCCAAATTGCTCTGTGAACAGTTCCTTTATCTTCACCATGCTCTATAGTCATTTGCTGATATTTTAGATTTGCTTCTTCTACTACATCATCAAAGGCCTTGTCAAGTTTAGACACATCAGAGTAAGTGATGTAATCTACTCCACTCTCCTCAATATCCTGTACAAGTTTCTTAACTCGGTTTGTAAGCACCAACTGTAAGTCGGTAATGGTAGGCACTTCTACTTTTTTCTTTTTTGTTCTAGCCATATCTTCTTTCTCCTTAAGTTTTAGCTCTCTATTTATCCACTCTGAAAAAGTGTTCATATGTTGTACTCCTCTTATTTATTGTTGTCAAGTAAATTATGTGGCTTCTCCCCAAACCTGATATTTTGCAATATCTCTATCGGTCATTAAACTCTGCCTAACACAAAGCACACCAATATTTCTATTAACTAGTACAGGGTGCAATTTCTTTTCTTGCTCCGCCATTTTATCTAAAGTAAATAAACATTCATCATGGTTCATGGGATCTAAATTTATATACTTGTCCATGTCTTCCATAGTGTTACAAGTTTTTAAACAATAGGCAATTATCGCATAATATAATATTTCCATTATTCTATATCCACAAGGTTATAGACATTTCCTGTATTGCCTACAAATTTCTTAATCATCCTGTTACCACATCTTATTTCTAAAATAGTATTAAGGTTTATGTTCCTGTACCCAGAACTTTTCATGTCATATACAGTTAGGTATCTATCTCTGTTGTTGACATTTATGCCACCTTTAAGGTGTTTCTTCACACCTAACTTACAGTTCATCTCTCGTACCTCGCCATTTTTTTTGACAAACTTTGCTTTAAATATTTTTTGCCCCACCATGTTCTTAATTACAGGGGTTACTAATGCTTCAGTGTATAGTCTCATCTTCATCATTCTCCTCTAGTTCATAAGTCATTGTTAAATAAAGTCCTGCTAAGGTATTTATTATAATACCACACATATCTATCTTAGATATACCTAATAGTACATATCTATTGTACAAGTCAAGTAAATCTTTAATAAACATTTCAGTTACCTTTTTATTAGGGTCTTCCATATATGTTTCCTTATAGGGTTATATATTAGTACCGCCAAAAATTTTTCTTGTCAAGTACTTTTTTTTGTTGACATAGTTTTTTAAAAAAGTTACTAGTAATGTAGAGAGAAAGATACACGAGGAGATTACCATGCGAGGAGACATTGATGTTGCTTCATTTGTTAAGGCATTGTCTATACCTGTTGACGAAACATATAGAGGCGATTGCCCTGTTTGTTTTCGTAAAAATACTTTCAATGCTACTCATACTTCTGGGCGGTTGTTGTATAATTGCTACCATGCTGATTGCTCAGTTGGAGGAACTACAAAAACAGGCAATCTTGTTCAGACATCGTCTGTGGCAAAAGATAAAAAGCCTGACAGAGTAGATCTATCTGTATATAACAAACAGTGGGTGGGGATAGACCGCAGTCAAAGAGTGGTTGACTATTTAAAATCTGTACAGGCCTACCATGCTTATAAAAATAGATTTGCTAATATACGGTATGATGTTAAGGAAGACCGTTGTGTGTTTCTTGTGTACAAAGACAAAACTTTAGTTGATGCAGTAGGTAGATCGTTGACAAATTCTAAACCAAAATGGAAGAGGTACGCATCTTCTCGTGTTCCATTTGTAACAGCCAACGACAGTAGCTATCTTGTAATCGTTGAAGACTGTGCTTCTGCTTGTGCGTTGACATTTGCTGATGTACATGGTATGGCTTTAATGGGGACAAATTTATTGACAGAATATTTAAAATACATTAAGCATTACAAACTTGTTACCGTTGCATTAGACAAGGATGCTTCAAAGAAGGCAATGAAAATGGTACATGAATTGTCTATCCATGTGCGAACAAAGTTAGTGTTATTAGACAAAGATGTAAAGAGGTGGAGTGAAGAAGAAATAAAGGAGAAGTTTAATGTCGCTTGAGAAACAAATATTATCAGCATGTTTATCACATGAGTTTTACAAAGATACTGTAGAGGTTGTATCAAAAGAAATGTTTGCCAATGGTGTAGGCACTATCTTTGACACTATCAGTTTTGCTCAACAAAAGTATGAAAGTGACATTGACATAAATACACTGATACAATTACATAGAAATAAATACCCTGCGTTACCAGAATCATCCAGAGAACCTATAGAGGATGTAATAAAAGAACTTGACAAATTTATGCCAAGCAACAAGGTCATTCTAAAAGATTTAATCATTGACTTCTGGAAGAAAGACAAAGCCCATAAAATTAGTGACTTATCTGCTGACATTTGGTTAGGCAACAGTGACGACTTTACTGTACTGAGAGCTTTAGTTGACACTGCCATAGAGAAAGCACCAGAAGATGAAGGGAATTTTCAGGAAGTGAAAGATGATGTAAAAGATTATATAGATGGTTGGGATCAAGGGTTTGAATTTAAGTTTGAGTTACAATCGTTGGCTGACAGAATAAGTGGTGCAGGTAGAGGTAATCTTGGTATTATCTTTGCGAGGCCAGAGACAGGAAAGACAACATTCTGTACATACTTGGTATCAGAATATATCCGACAGGGATTCAAGGTAGCTTATTTTGCTAACGAAGAGCCGGGCCGGTTAGTAAAAGGTAGAGTGTTCTCTGCATACCTTAAACGGTCTATTGATGAGATGAAAAAGAACCTAGAAGATTCTATGGATGTGTACAAGAGTGATATAGAACCTAACCTAAAATTATTAGAGGGTAGAGGTATCACTTTATCAGAGATAGAAAAATTTATTGACATACATAAGCCAGATGTGGTAATGGTTGACCAACTTGACAAAGTAGTCATCAATGGTAACTTTGCTAGGACAGATGAAAAGTTACGAGCATTGTATGAAGGAGCAAGAACAATAGCTAAGAAACAACAAGTATTATTTTGGTCGGTGTCTCAAGCATCCTACGATGCACAGGGTAGACAAGAGGTTGACTTTAGTATGCTAGAAAATAGTAGGACAGGAAAAGCTGCCGAAGCTGACATTATCATAGGTATAGGAAAGAACTTTGGTGAAGAAGAAGATTATATCAGACATCTTTGTATATCTAAAAATAAACTTAACGGGTGGCATGGGACAGTGACATGCTCCATTGATATATACAGGGCAAGATACGAGTTATGATATTAAAAGCTGATGGATTTGATGGTGCGATATTAGGCTTAGGCCGAAGATGTTCACAACCTGACCTATTAGTTTACGATGTTGATAAATGTATAGACATACTTATGAAAGATGGAATGACAGATGAAGAGGCTATGGAATACTTTGAGTTTAATGTTGTTGGTGCGTGGATGGGTGCAGGAACACCTATCTTTTTGTACAGGGGGGTAGAGGATGAATAGTTATCAATACTTTAAAACTGATTCTAAAGGAGATCCTGTATTTAGAAAAGACACTGATCAAACTTTACGTGAGGTAGAAATATATTTAAAAGAAAGTGATATTACTTATGAGTATAGACTAGGGGCTACTGCATTAAAAATTTATAGTGAAGAAGACAAACCTTATATATACTATTTTATTACAGGAAGGTGGAAACCTTATAATGGAAAAAAGGCCCCACATTATCGTAGTGATAATATACAGAATTTTGTTGAAAAATATTTAAATAGGAAATTTGATGATAACCGTTCTTGACATAGAAACAACATTTAAAAAAGACAACGATGGTAAACTAGATGTTGATCCCTATACAGGAAACATGTTAGTATCTGTTGGGTATGACACTATAGATTCCGAATCAGGTTACCTCTGTTTTACACACACAGAAAAAGAACCTACAGAGAATGGCTTTGCTACACTACAGAAAGTTTTAGATGATACCGACATATTAGTAGGACACAATATTAAGTTTGATCTTAAGTGGTTACTTGCTTGCAACTTTACCTATACAGGCAAACTATATGACACTATGATAGCTGAGTATGTTATACATGGTGGTGATAAAGTTGCGTTGTCTCTTGCCGAATCGGTAAAACGATATGATCTTGATGAAAAACGTACAGATTTAACAGAGCAGTACATGAAAGACGGTGTGTCATTTGACAAAATTCCGTGGGACATTGTAGAGGAATATGGAAGAGCAGATGTAGAGGTAACAAAACAGTTGTACCTTGCACAACAAAAAGATGTTTCCAATGGCCTTGCACCTACCGTTAGTCTA